CGAGATGCCTTCGGTGACTGCGGCCAACTCGTCGGGGATCCCTTTCAACTCCTCGACGGAGTCAGGGGTGAGGTCGACGGTCGCCCAGTCGACGGCGACGTCCTTGGTCCCCTTGATCGCTTCTTTCATGGCGTCGAAGCTGTCGACGGTGTCCAACGCCATCAGCGAGAAATCGAGCTCGGATGCTGCGTTGACCTGTTCGAGGGCGGCGGCTAAGGCGTCGGCGGCGTCGATCGCCTCGCCCATGCCGGCCGCCACCTCACGGTAGGCGGCGTCCTGTTCACGTACGCGTTGAGCGGCTTCCGCCTGCATGTCGGCGGTGGCGCCGAGCGCCGCCGCTTGAGCTTGCAGCGCCGCAGTCTTCTTTTCCAGCGTCGCCGCCGAGTCCTCTGTCGCCCCGCCGAAGATCTCCTCGTTGCGGGCCATGTCCGCCTGTGCCTGCGCGTAGTTGGCCGCCTCTTGGGTGAACAGGCCAAGCAGCTTCGCCTTCTCGCTGTCACTGATGTTGGAGGCGTTGACGGCCTCGGTCCACTCCCGCTGGCCTGCGGCGCCCTCCGTCACTGACTCGTTGAAGTCCCGAACCGACAGGTTGGCCTTGTCGAAGATGTCGGCGACGTCCTCTGTCCGGCCCTTGAACAGCCCGAAGACGCCTTCGAGTCCGTGCCACGACGTCGCCGCGTTGTCGACAACCTGGGTTTGCTCGTCGCTCAGCTTGTTGAGGTCGAGCATCACTTCGCCGGCGTCGCGTAACGCCTCGGTGTAGTTGGCCGCGGCGCTCCCCGCCCCCTCCATCGCGGTGCCCCAGCGCTCCACCGAATCGGCGGCAAGTTCCGCCGCCTCGGCGTTGTTCGATTGGAGCTTGCCGATCACGGCGAGCGCCCCGGAGATGACGGCGATCGGCCCGACGACCTTGCCGAAGTTCGAGATGATGCTGCCGAACTTCTCGCCGGACGCGGCGGCGTCGGCCATGTACTCGCCCATCTGACCGATCGCCACCCCGACCGAGCCGGCGACCCCACCCAACGCACCCAGGTCCTGGGTGGCGTTGCCGACCATGTTGGCGAGCACGCTCTTGGACGAGTCGGCGGACCTGCCGATCTGGTCGATGCCCTGCGTCGCGCCGGACGTGTCCAGCTGGATCGGGGTGTCGTTGATCTCCTTCGCCTTCGCCGAGATCTGCTCCAGGTCTCCTTGCAGCTGGGCGATGTTGGCGACGGTGATGTCGACCTTCGGGTCGTTGGCGTCGAGCGTGTCCAGCTTGATGACGAGATCGGCCATCTCCTGGGTGATCTGCGACGCGTTGGTCGTCAGCAGCAGGTTGGAAGCCTGACCAGCTCCCAGCTTGTCGACCTTCGACAGCAGGCCGGCGATGTCCCGTTCAGCATCCCCGGTGTCGGCGGACACCTTGACCTTGACGTCTTCGCCTTCGAGCTCGTCGACCGTTCCGGCGACCTTGTCGAGAACCCTGGAGGCGTCATCCTCGGCTTTGACGTGGATCGACAGTTCTTCGCGGGCCATCAGCCGACCGCCCTCGCGAACGCGGTGCCGGCGTCCTTGCGGGCGGCGTCAACCGCCCGACCGGCCCCCCGGGTCCACGTGCCCTTGGCGTCCATCCCTGCCACGTTGACGGTTCGTCGAGGCCCGTACGGGGTGCGCAGCAGCCCCCGCGGTCCCGTGCCGGTGACGGTGTGCGCTTCGGTGCCGTGCTGCAACCACGTCCAGCCGCCACCCACCCCGACCGCGGCCGCTTCACCGTTGCCGCCCCGCACCTCGACACGGGCCGACATGTGCGGGGCGTTGGAGAACGAGCCGCCACCATCAGCGGCGAGCTCGCCACGCAGGATGTCGGCGGCTACCTCGGCGCCGTGACGCGGCCAGTCATCGGCGAACCGGGCGACGTCACGCGCCAGTCGACCCAGGGCGGCAGCGGCGGTCATGACCAGCCAAGGATGACGGCGCTTCCACTCATGCTCTCCTCGGGCGACGGCCTCAGACCTCTGCCATCTCGGGCTCGGGTTCGGCGGCGAGGGCGCCGACCGTGGGCGGGATGATCACCGTCGTCGAACCGGCGCCGAACTGGATCTGCGGCTTGGAGGACAGCGGCAGCGAGATGTCCGACGTGAGCGTCGTACGGGCGGCGCCGCCGATGGTGCCGGCAACGAGCCGGACACGCCCGATCAGCTTCGGCGGGTTGACCGTCAACGCCGGCGCGGTCCCGGCGGAACCGGCCATGCCGAACAGGACGTAGGCCTCCTCCGTGTCGTGCTCGAACAGGAACGCCGAGAGTCCGGCGGCGACGTTCGGGTCCTGCAGGAACGACAGGTCGAGCGAGTAGCTGGTCTGCGCCGGCTGCGGGATCGAGCGGCCCGGGTTGCAGAACGTCGCCGGAACGTCGACGGTCGTCGTGTCCTGTGCCGCGGTGAGCGCGCCGCTCGTCGTCTGGCATGTCCACGACGCCGAGCCGGCCTCGTAGTCGGCGAGGTCGGCGGTGTCGACGCCGGCGCCGCCCGGGGCGAGCCACGACGCCTCGTAACCGGCCTCGGCGGTGTCGACCACCTGGAAGGCGATGACGCCTTGCTCGATCTGAAAGATGACTGCGTCAGCCATGAGTGATCTCCTGGGGTACGGGCTCGGACGGGATCTGCGAGGTGGCCGGCGTCGGCAGGCACAGCGAGACCGCGGTCAAGGTGACCTCGACCGACATCACCGCCGCCCGCAGCCGACGCTCGGAGCCGGGCGACTGCGCGACGTCGTCGGCACGCACCGCTTGGGGTTCGGCGTTGCGGACCGCGGTGACGGCATCCCAAGCGTTCGAGACGACGTCGTCGAGCCCGTCGACCTGGGCGGAGTCGGTGCCGTCGTAGACGATCCACACCGGGAACGTGGCGACCGAGATCTGGGTTCCGCGGCCGAGCGTTGCCCGGTTCACGAACGGCTGCTCGATGTAGATGAACGGGGCGACGTAGCGGTAGCCGGCCGGCGGATGTGCCGACGTGCGGCCGGGCAGCACCGCCTCCAGGGCGACGGCGAGTGCCTTGCGGGCGATGCCGAGCCGGTTCACGCCACACCCCAGCGTTGCTTGGAGGGCAGCATCAGCGGACGCACCGCGGCGACGGCGTCGAGGTCGAGGTCGGTGAGCTGCCGGTTGTACGGGTACAGGTCGACGGCGAGCGTCACCGCGGCGTGCTGCAGATGGGCGACCGCATCGGCGTCGACCGCCTCGGTGGCGTCGATCCGGGTGTCGATGTACTCGACGGCGGCCGCCGCGCACCGCTCGACCCGACCCTGGTCGACGTCGCCGTCGCGTAGGCGCAGCGCGGCCATCGCCTCGGCGGCGACCGCGGTCAGGTCCCACACGTTGACCGCCGGGGCGGCGACGTCGGTCACGGCGCGGCGCCCATCGCCCAGTCGTCGCCGTTCCAGTGCACGTTGCCCGAGCCGATGACGATGTACTCGTCCGTTTCCCACGCCTCGTCGGTTTCGGCGTCGAGCAGGTCGAGGGCGCGCAGGTCGCCGATCGTGGCTGGCACTGTCGAGCCGTCAGGTGTGAACGCGCCGGGCGTGCCGGCGGTGACACCAGTCGGCGAATCGGGCTCTGGCTCCTCACCGCGTCGGTCGACGACCGGGCCGACCCCGACGGCCTCTTTGTTCGGCTGCATCCAGTCGCTCATTACGGCGTCTTGGTGATCTCGACGACGCCGGTCGGCTCCAGGATCGGCAAGGCGAAGTACCCGGCGTAGGCGACCTGCACGCCGAGCACGGACGGCTCGACGACCTGCAGCGCACCGATGCGGTCCTCGTACGCCTCGACGGCGTTGGACGACATCACCAGCGCCGTGCCGGCAGCGAGCGCACCCGACACCACCGGCGTGATGCCGGACACGGCCGGCGCCGGACCCTCCCCGAACAGACCCGCCGACATGCCCGTCGACTGGGCGTTCTGCGGGTTGACGCCGGGGAACAGCGGACCGAGCAGCGCAAGCATGTCCGGGGCGACGGCGAGGATCAGGCGGCCCATCGGCCGGCGCTGCGCCCACATGTTGGCGAACACCAGACCGGCAGCAGCCCACAGGGCGTCGGTGACGTCCTGCGCCGTCGGTGTCGCCGGCAGCGCCGGGCCAGCGACCGCGGCGGCGGCGAGAGCGACACCGGCGGCCTCTTCGGTCTCGAAGGCGTACTCGTTGGTGAGGTCACCGATGACGATGTCGACGACCTGCGGCTGTGTCCAGTCGATGTTCTGGCGGGACACGTTGACGTAGCCGCCGTACGTGTCAGCGTCGAGCGGCACCTTGCCGATGATCATCTTGCGTGACGCCAGCTCAGTCTTCTCCGCGGTCTGCACACCGACCTGGGTGTGCTGCGTGATCCGTGGCCGCGACCACGACCCCGACGGCAGCTGCTGCGGTCCGACCGCCGACACGAGCGGCCGATTGAAGTCGAGCTCTCCGAGGATGGTGCCGAGCAGCCGCTCCGGCAGAAGACCGGGGTTGTCGCTGGTGGTCTGGTGGGCGGCGGCCCGGTTGAAGTACTCGATCCGTTCGCCGGCGCCGACGTCGCCGAGCCCGGAGCGGATCAGGTCGGCGATGTAGTACCCGGCCGAGCGGTACTCGATCGGCGTTGATGTGCCGTTGCGGACGCGATCTGCCCGAGCGGCACGGTTGGCGGCGTCGGCGGCGATGTCGGCGTGCACCTGACGGGACCGTTCCTGCACCCTCGACGCCTCCTGCAACGGCAGCATCTGCGCCGTGATTCGAGTCAACGCCTCCCGGTTGCGGTTGATCAGCCCGAGCTCGTGCTCGTTGAGCTCGCGGCCCTCACCGCGGGCACCGTCGACGAGCTGATCGATGAAGGCGTTCTGCTCGTCGGACTCGCGTTGCAGATCGGCGAGCATGACGTCGGTGGCGGGCATGTCGAGACCTCCGGGTCTGGACGCCTCCACATCGGCCCCCGGCCAGCCCTTGCGAGCTGTCTTCAACGGGAGGTCTCGGCGTGCGCTACGTGTTCGGCCCGGGATGGTAGCGCGTGTCGGCGATCCAGGCGCGCACCTCGTCGAGCATCGGCGTCGCCAGCTGGGCGTAGACGAGGTCTTCTGGTTGCGTCGAGCGGACGGTGAGCACCTGGGCGGCCTCGTAGGCGGGCAGTGCGACGAGACTGATCTCGTGCAGTCGCAGGTTGGTGCGCCGCACGTGGCTGCGTGACCGGTCCCAGTGGTCGCCGCCCTGGGACGACATGCCGCAGGACACGTCGAGCACACCGTCGTTGGCGAGTACGAGCGTCTCGTCGCCGAGGTCGGTCGGTGAGATGCGCAGCGTCGCCAGCAGCCCGACGAGCGGGGTCGGGTCGATCTGCCTGCACCGGCCGATCGGCATCAGCGGGTTGTGCTCGCGCAGCACCTTGATTCGCTCGGCCCTTGACCCGACGTTGCCGAACGAGCCACGGCCGATCGTCTCGACGTACATCCGGCCGCGCTCGATGATGTCCGTCGGCGTCTCATAGGGAATGGCGACGACGTCGATCTCGCGTTCAGCGAAGCGCACCTCGGCCGGCGCGGCGGCGGAACGGACGAGCATCTCGGTCATGTCAGCACTCCCGGTCGAGCGGTCGTGGCGGGCGTGTCGAACCGTTCGGCGAGGCGGACCTCGGGGACGGTGATCGCCGGGGCGCCGTTGTCGACGATGCCGTGCAACGTCGCGTAGGTCTGCGCCCGTTCGAGCGGGCCGGGCTGGATGTAGGCGTCACGGTTGACCTCGACACGGGTGCCGCGTGGTAGCGCCCACTGCGACAACGCCTGCATCACCGTCTGCGCCTTCGGGCGTAGCCCGGCACGCCAGTGGTAGTCGAACAGCGACGACACGTTGCTATAGGTCATCGAGTCGCCACCCGACGGGAGGCCCATCAGGAACGGCGGCACACCGAGCAGCACGGCGATGCGCGACTCGGTCAGCTGCAACAGGTCGGTGAGCGCCATGTCACGGGGTGACAGGGTGACGGTCTCGAACTCGACCCCGCCCGACAGCACCGCCGGCAGCCCCATCGACTGCATCCGTGACTGCACCCACTGCATCTGCAGATCGAACGACTGCTTGGCGGTGAGCTCGTCGGGATGCTTCAGGACGGCGTTGGGGACGCCACCGGCGGCAGCGAAGTTGGCGGCGTACCGGCCGAGCATCCGCGCCGCGATCAGCCTGGCCCGGCCGGCCTCAAGCGGGCCATGCCCGCGAGCGTCGCTACGTCGGCTGGTGTAGCGGATGTGCAGGATCATGTCGGTGACGTCACGGGTGCCGAGCGTGTAGCGGCGCATCCCGTCGCCGTCGATGTCGACCTCGATCATCCACGGCTCGACGACATGGAACCGGGCCGGCCAGCCGACCGGGTAGCCGGGTGAGTACCACGCCGTCGGCAACACGAACGCTTCGCCGAGCTGGTAGTCCCAGAACAGCTGCTTGGCGAACTCCTCCCACGACGTGTACAGGTCGGGGTCGGGGTTGTCGATCCACGTGGCGTCGAGCGACTCGGCGGCGTTCACGAGGTACGGCGGCATCGTCGACAGCACGGACGCGTTGAGGTCGACGCAGGCCCAGGCGAGGTCGGTCAGCGGGTCGGTGCGGCCCCACCAGTTCGGGGTGTCCCACTCGCCGGGCCAACCGGACCAGGCGGACGGCCGGATGATCGACGGTGGCCAGACACCTCCGGGCTGCGCCCACGACTCGTCGAACCCGACCCCGTTCGGATCGCCGGGGATCACGGTGTCAGCGACACCGACCGTGCCGGGATCGGACTCGGGCGGCACCGTGTCGTTCGGTGTCACCGGCGGGCGTAGCGAGCGGTGCTCAACGACGGCGAGACCCGCCGAGGTGGTCCGTTCGTGCATCGACAGATCAGCGTACGCGCCGGTGGGTGCCGGAGCTAGCACACCGCTCGCGACGGCATCAAGGACTCCTACGGGTCGAGCGCTTCGTCGACCGCGGCCAAGGTGGCGTAGCGGGCGTGCGCCGACTGCTTCGCGATGCCGAGAGCGTTGGCGATCTGACTCCACGATCGACCGCTGCGATGCGCATCCACGACTGCGCGCTCTAGCTGCCGGCCGAGCGAGTCAAGGTCGTCGCTGATCGCCCTTATGGCACGCAGGTCCCCGAGGTGGTCGGCCGCTGCGATCGCCGTGGGGTCGAGCGCGTCGAGCAGATGCTCGGACTCGGCGATGTAGGCCTCCTGCTCTTGGTCGGTCATGTTGTCGAGATTGCGCTTGGTGGTGCGGGTGCGAGTCATCGGGTTCCTCACAAATAGCGGAAGAAGGTGGGTCGGAGCGGCATGGCGTGGATCACGGTCGGCTCGTCGTCGGGGTTGATGCGGACCGCGATCAGCTCCAACAGCCGCCCCGCGGGGTCGGGACCGATGAGCAGGGTCCGCTCGTCGTCCAGTTCGATCGCCCGGATGGCGTAGTACACGGCGTGGATGATGTCGTAGTCGTCGACGCCGTGCCGACGCGCCTTGGGATGGATCTCCATGTGATACCGTCAGTCTATCCTGACGACCAGAGGATAGGCGCGTGCGGTCAATGGATCGCCGGTGCCGGGTGCCGCACCACCGCCGCCCGCAACGCCCACGCCGCAGCGCGTACGAGGTCGCTTCGCTGCCCGCCGGTGAGGGCGAGTCCGCCCGACACGGCACGCACACGGACGATGGCGAGCTGCTCGTCGAGCTCGGGTGTGTCGTCGTGCACCAGCCGACCACCAGCGACGAGGCTGCGCAGTAGCGGCAGCCCGAACCGAGTCTCGGCGGCGCCGGCACGTTCGACGGCACGCTGCGGTGTGAACGACGGCCCGACGATCAGCGTCGCCGCGCCGGGGTGGGCATCGACCAGCGCGGCGGCCTCGACGAGCGCGGCTGCCCGGTCCGTGCACAGCCAGCCGTCGACCTCGAACAGCTCATCGCCGAGCGAGGCGACCGCGGCCACCGCGCCGCCGCGGCCGTAGTCGTCCTCCACCGCCACCCACAGCCGCCCGGCGACGGCGTGGTCGGGGCGGCGCGCCAGCCGCCACGAGTCGAGGTCGACGAGCTCCTCGCCGGCGCCGGCGATGGTCAGCTTGGCCGGCCAGATGTTCAGCCACTGCGCCCGCACCGCCTGGATCGGGTCCGGTTCATCAGGGTCCTCGGAGGCGAACCCCGACAGCGCTCGGGCGACCTTCTTGGCGATCATCCGCTCCCGGCGCCCGGACCAGTGCGGCGACGCCTGCCGCCACGCCTCACGGTCCTCGATGTCGGCGTTGCGTGGTGCCGACCACTCGATCATCAGGTCCGAATCGACCGGGTCGGCAAGCTGGGCGATCGCCCCAGCGCGCCGGTCCAACATCAGCGACGTCGCCATCCGGTGCGCCGTCGACACCAACAGCAGCTGCGACTGCGCCGTCTCCACCAACGTCGGCTCCAGGCCCTCGTCGAGCGCGGCGGCCTTCACCTTCCACGCCTCGTCGACCACACCCACCGTCGACGACTTGCCGTACGTGGCGTCCTTCGACGCCAGCACCCAGCGCGACCCGTCAGCGACCCACTCGATCTCCTCCTGCGAGTTGACCTCACGCACCTCGTAGAGCTCACGACCCTGCGTCTTGCACCACAGCGCCTCTGGGCGCCACACGTCACGGCACACCACCAACGTCATCCCGGTGTGCACGATCAGCTGCGGCTCCCCGAACCGCTCCCCTTGATGCAGCCGCCACATCAGCAGCTCACGCAGCAGCCACGACTTGCCGAGCTGGCGGGCCAGGGTGAGCAGCAGCGACTCCCACACCAGCCGCCGCTCGGCGTCGACCTCCAGCAGGCGGCGCGCCACCAGCCGCTGCCACCAGCGCAACCGGCGACCGGTGCGCGTCCGCACCCACCACTCGAACTCGGCGCCCAGCGAATCCACCGCCCGCGGATGCGGCGCCGTCATCAACCGTGGCCACGTCGCGTTCTCCGGCACGTCGCGCAGATCGTCGAGCCAGGCCACGTCCCACACCGCGTCGTCGACGTCGAACCCGACCGGCTCCGGCAGCTCGGGCAGCTCGTCATCGAAGCGGTCGTCGCCACGGCGGGTCTCGTTCGCCAGGTCGACCGCCTGACGGCGCTGACACGGCCCACACGCCGGCACCAGCACACAACACCCGGAGCCATCGACGTGACGATGCCGGGCCAACGGCGGATCATGATCGGCCTCCGTCGAACGCGACCCAGTGCACACCAGTCGCAGCGCGCATGGTCGGCCCAGCAGGCGACGTCGCTCCCGCTCGTAGACCGGCCCGTACGGCGAGCCCCGGCGAGGCATCAGCCCAGGATGGCCCGATCAGCCCGGATCACGCCGCATCGAGCCGGAAAGGGGGGGAAACGGTCCCCGGAC